ATTTATTGTATGAAATCAAATGATATTGTTATAAAGTATGAATACAAAGGAAACGAAGAAGAGTATAATCCAAGCTGGGCGAATAGCTGTTGAAGAATTAATCAAAGTAGCTAGAGAACCTATTGTAGATTCTAATATGGATATTTCGGCAGATAGACTTAAAAATGCTGCAGCTACTAAGAAATTAGCTATATTCGATGCTTTTGAAATTCTAAATAGAATTGAAGAAGAAAAGAATTTATTAGAAGATAAACCCAAAGAAGAAGAGAAGAAAGAAGTAGCTTTTAAAGGGTTTGCAGAAAGGAGATCTAAATAATGTACGAACAAGTTTTATGCAAAATAATTGATGACCATATAAAACCTAAGATTATAAATAGGATGAACCGTTATAGTAAATGGGAATATGGATATAACAAGGAACATGATATTATAGTTATCAGTAGGACTGGTAAAATAGGTGAGATTTATGAAATACAAAATCTTAGAATAGCTTTACCAAAAAAAGAAACCCCAGTAGTTTTTGAAAATGATAGATGGACTAGAGCTCAATACCCAAAATCTCTTTCTAGAATTAAGACAATATTTGACTGGAAAGAATATCCAGAAGATTTTAAAGAAAAATGGTTTGGATATATAGATGAAGAATTTAAAAGACGTGAAGAAGGTTTTTGGTATATTAATAAAGGTAAACCTACTTATCTTACTGGCACTCATTATATGTACTTGCAGTGGAGCAAGATTGATGTTGGGGAAGCAGATTTTAGAGAAGCCAATAGATTATTCTTTATATTCTGGGAAGCTTGCAAAGCAGATACCAGATGTTACGGAATCTGTTATCTTAAAAATCGTAGATCAGGATTCTCTTTTATGGCCTCAGGAGAGGTAATAAATTTAGCAACAATATCTAGTGATTCCAGATATGGAATATTATCTAAAACTGGACAAGATGCTAAAAAGATGTTTACTGACAAAGTTGTACCAATTTCGGTTAACTATCCATTCTTTTTTAAACCGATTCAGGATGGTATGGATCGACCTAAAACAGAGTTAGCATATAGAGTACCAGCCTCTAAATTCACTAGAAGAAGCATTGAGGCAGGAAGTAAAGCAGGAGATTTAGAAGGATTAGATACAACTGTTGACTGGAAAAATACAGGTGATAATAGTTACGATGGTGAAAAATTAAAACTATTAGTACATGATGAATCAGGGAAATGGGAAAGACCTAATAATATATTAAATAACTGGAGGGTTACAAAAACCACATTAAGATTAGGTAGTAGAATTATTGGTAAATGTATGATGGGGAGTACTTCAAATGCATTAGATAAAGGAGGTAGAAACTTTAAAAAATTATATGATAACTCAGATGTTAAAAAAAGAAACCGCAATGGACAGACTAGCTCGGGATTATATTCTTTGTTCATACCTATGGAATGGAACTACGAAGGATATATTGATTCTTATGGGATGCCTGTCTTCGACACTCCCACAACTGAAGTGGAAGGACCACATGGAGAATTTATTGACCTTGGGGTCATTAAATATTGGAAGAATGAAGTTGAAGGATTAAAGAGTGATCAAGATGCTTTAAATGAATTTTATAGACAATTTCCGCGTACCACTAAGCATGCCTTTAGAGATGAATCCAAAGCATCTTTATTTAATCTAACTAAGATATACCAACAAATAGATTTTAATGAAGATTCTAATAATAGAGCAGCAGTAAGTCAAGGTAATTTTATATGGGAAAATGGAATAAAAGATACAAGAGTTGTATTTGCTCCTAATAATAAAGGTAGATTTTTTATAACTTGGATACCAGATAGTAACTTACAAAATAGGTTTTTTGAAAAAAATGGTATTAAATATCCTGGTAATGAACATATAGGGGCATTTGGATGTGATCCTTATGATATATCGGGAACAGTTGATAAAAGAGGATCTAATGGATCTTTACATGGATTAACTAAATTTAGTATGGAAGATGCTCCAGCAGATCATTTTTTCTTAGAATATATAGCAAGACCCCAAACTGCAGAAGTGTTTTTTGAAGATGTATTAATGGCTTGTATATTTTATGGGATGCCAATTTTAGTTGAAAATAATAAACCTAGACTTTTATATCATTTTAGAAGAAGAGGTTATAGGGGTTTTTCAATGAACCGACCTGATAAAGTTTGGAATAAACTTTCAGTAACAGAAAAAGAAATAGGCGGTATACCTAATTCAAGTGAAGATATTAAGCAAGCTCATGCTGCAGCAATTGAATCTTATATAGAAAATGCAATTGGTTTTAATGGAGATGGTTATGGAGATCTGTATTTTCAAAGAACATTAGAAGACTGGGCATCTTTTGATATAAATAATAGAACAACACACGATGCTTCTATTAGTTCTGGACTGGCTATAATGGCATGTAATAAAAATAGATATGCTCCAGTAAGCAGAAGAAAACGAGAACCAATTGATCTTGGTATTAAAAGATATGATAATAAAGGATTAGTTTCAAAAATAATTAAATAAATGAATACATACGCAAATCCAAATAGCGCCTTTCCTAGCCAAACTGTGCCAGACGTTGAAAAATCCTCTATAGATTATGGGAGACAAGTCGCACAAGCTATAGAAAGTGAATGGTGGAGACAAGGGGGTAATGGTACTAGATTTGCTACTTCTTATAATAGATTCCATACCTTAAGATTATATGCGCGTGGGGAACAACCGGTCCAAAAATATAAAGATGAACTTGCTATTAATGGTGATATGTCTTATATGAATTTAGATTGGAAACCTGTTCCAGTAGTTTCTAAATTTGTAGATATAGTAGTAAATGGAATGGCTAATAAAGTATTTGAAATAAATGCTTATGCACAAGACCCTATATCATTAAAGAAAAGAACGGATTATGCTAATGCTATTTATGAAGATATGTTAGCTAAACCTTATTTGCAAGAATTAAAAGGAACTTTAGGTATTGATCAATACCAAAGTCCTGATCCAGCTAATCTACCTGAAAATAAAGAAGAGTTAGATCTTCATATGCAACTTAGTTATAAGCAAGCTGTAGAAATTGCTGAAGAAGAGGTAATTGATAATACTTTAGCTAAAAATAAATTTGACAATGTTAAGAAAAGATTTTATTATGATCTAGTCACATTAGGGATTAGTGCAGTAAAAACTCAATGGAATCCAGCGAATGGAGTTACTATAGATTATGTAGATCCAGCAAATATGATTTATTCTTATACTGAAGATCCTAATTTTGAGGATATTTATTATGTAGGAGAAATAAAACAATTAACTATTCCTGAGTTAGCTAAACAATTTCCTCACTTAACTGAAAAGCAATTAGAAAAAATACAACAAACTAAGAGCTATAGTAATCAACAATTATACGGTTGGCAGACTTATGACCAAAATACGGTTCAAGTTTTATTCTTTGAATATAAAACTTATAATACCCAGGTATTTAAAATAAAAGAAACAGAGACTGGTTTAGAAAAAGCATTAATAAAAGACGATACTTTTGATCCTCCTAAGAGTGATAAATTTTCAAGAGTTGAAAGAAAAATAGAAGTTCTTTATCAGGGTTGTAAAGTTATTGGTAACAATGAATTAGTAGAGTGGAAGTTATCAGAAAATATGACAAGACCTTTTGCAGATACTACTAAGGTTGAAATGAGTTATGCTATTGTAGCTCCAAGAATGTATAAAGGTAGGATTAATTCTATTGTAAGTAAAATAACTGGATTTGCTGATATGATTCAGTTAACTCATTTAAAACTTCAACAAGTAATAGCTAGAATGGTTCCAGATGGAGTGTTCTTAGATATGGATGGTTTAGCAGAAGTAGATTTAGGTAATGGTACTAATTATAATCCAGCTGAAGCATTAAATATGTATTTCCAAACTGGTTCTATAGTAGGTAGATCAATGACTCAAGAAGGAGATATGAATCCTGGTAAAATACCTATTCAAGAATTAGCAACCTCTACGGGTCAAGGAAAAATATCAAGTTTAATTAGCACATATCAATATTATTTACAGTTAATAAGAGACGTGACCGGATTAAATGAAGCTAGAGATGGTACAGTACCAGATAAAAATACATTAGTAGGTTTACAAAAAATGGCGGCTAATCAATCTAATGTTGCAACTAAACATATATTAGATGCAGGGTTATGGTTAATACTAAGAACCTGTGAAAACATTGCATTAAAAATTGGAGATTCTTTAAAATATCCTTTAACTTTAAATTCTCTTAAGAGTTCTGTTTCTACTTATAATACAGGGACTTTAGCAGAAGTACAAAATTTAAATCTTCATGATTTTGGTATTTATTTAGTATTAGAACCGGAAGAAGAGGAGAGACAAATGTTAGAACAAAATATCCAAATGTCTCTACAGCAAGGTGGAATTGATTTAGAAGATGCTATTGATATTAGACAAATAAAGAACTTAAAATTAGCAAACGACGTTTTAAAACAGAAACGTAAGAAGAAAGCTGAAGCTATGCAAGAGGCCCAGCAAGCTCAAGCTGAGGCTGAAGGACAAGCGCAGGCCCAAGCATCTGAAGCAGCGGCAATGGCAGAAGTACAAAAGCAAGAAGCTTTAACATCGTCTAATATTCAATTTGAACAAGCTAAAAGTCAATTTGAAATACAAAGATTACAGACTCAAGCTCAACTTAAACAACAAGAATTACAATTCAAACACAAGTTTGATATGGAATTGAAAAAGATAGAAGTTGAAGCTATGAAATCAAAAGAAAATCTTCTCGAAGATCGGAAAGATAAAAGAACAAAAATGGAAGGTACTCAACAAAGTAAAATGATTGAGCAAAGAAATTCTAGTGGATTACCTACAGATTTTGAAAAAGAAACTCCAGCACAATTTAGTGGTGCTGCGGGTGTTTAATTAATTTTATAATATTATATTATGTCAAAAACAGAAACAAAAACTAAGCCTGAGGTGACTGAAGAAGTCAAATCAGGAGGTGGAGATATGAAAATCAAATCTAAACCTAAAATGAAACAATTTAAATCTAATAATGAACCTGTTAAGGTGGATTTAACTAAAGATCCTAATGTAAAAACAGAAGAAATAATTAAAGTAGATTTAACTAAAAAACAAGAAGACGATGCCATTCAAATCGGAGAAACAAAGACGGTGGATGTGGAAGAACGAACCGGAGATGGCGAAAAGGTGGACGCTAGAGGAGACACAACCATTGAAGAGTCCAGCTCGCCTATTGAAGAAATTCAAGAGATCGCCGGGGAGTCGGTGCAAAATAAAGTAATAGATGAGGTTTCAGATCCTACTTCTAAATTACCAGAAAATATTGAAAAACTGGTTAATTTTATGGATGAAACAGGAGGTACAGTAGAAGATTATGTAAGATTAAATGCTGATTATTCTAATATAAATGAAGAAAAGTTATTAGAAGAGTACTATAAAAAAACCAAACCACATTTAACTG